GCCATTGAAATTATTTACTATCTGTACCACTTTAGCCTCAGCCGACATTTGACCTTGTACGGCGCTTAATGCAAGATTTCCAGCAATGCCTGACTTTTGACCATACAATTTATCAGCCTCCGCAAGTTTTGCGTTTGTGGATCCAGCCAGCACTTGTAATTGCTTCGCCGCTGCTGGCCCTAACGCTTGTAAATCAGCTAACATTCCTTGAGATATTATTCCGGCATTTACTTTAGTCTCAAGCGTTTTAATGCTGGACTGATATTGAGTAATTGCACGTACCTGACCTTTTAACCTATTCAGCCAGCGGTCCATGCTAATAGGCTGATCCGATGTTGCCTTGTCGAATATACCTACAAAATTCTTAAAGGCGTCTGCTTGGCTCTTAAGGTTATCTATAAAACTTTTAATTTTGTCTGATAGTTTATCGTAAGTCTCCGCAGTAGTATTTAAGGCGGCGTTATAATTATTACCAGTGATTTCGGGTACCCATGTTGGTTTGGTGTATTTTGCAAAATAATCTTCTCCCGAAAAGTTACTTACCAAATCTTTTACGGCTTTAAATCCTTTTAGCGCTGACTGTGATCCGTCATTGTAGGCCTTAAGAGCGTTTGGCATCATATTAAGCACCGAATTTGTAAACTTTTGCTCAAAACCAGATACAGCCTTCATACTTTCAAGTGCACCCTTAACATCAAATTTTAGCGCATTTTTAACCGTTAATCCTGCCGATATCGCGGTATTAGCCATATCGGACAATGTCGTTATAAATGAGCCTATTCCGACAATCATGGAATTTATAGATCCTACAGTTACGGCTGTCATTGTTTCGAAACCAATTAGGACTGGGCTCAATATTAATTCTGCACTTTTAAATGCTAATGCTATGTCATCCCAATTGGCTTTAATGTAGTTAGCTGTTCTTCCGAACGTCTCTCCGAGCTGATTTATGACCGGAATAAAAAAAGCAGCAGTTGAATCTACTATTAGCTTAATGCCGTTGATAAACCAGTCAAAAAATCTGCTGTTTTTAATGTCGTTAAGTTTTTTTACAACAGCAGGCAAAAGGCTATTTGTAAGCTTATCAAAAACAGGTTTCATAATTTCGCCAAACGTTGAATTAATATTATCTTTTAGCGTAGAAATTTGACCCTGTAGACTTTTACTTTGAGCATCGGCCATACCAGCGTATTTTTCTTTTACTATGTTTTCAACGCCTGTTAATGCTTCGACTACTGAACCTTTATAGGCTCCGCTTTTATCAAATTTAAGCCCTTGACCAGTGAGCATATCTTTGCTTATACCGAAATCCCTTAGTCTTTCGAAGGACTCTCCAAAGTCTCCGGATTTAAGTCGGGCCATAGCTCTCGCAACCTCTTGAATTGTGGCTTGAGGATTTGCAGCTGCTAGATCTCCTATCCATGCTATATTTTTCTTAGCCGATAGTCCAACGACCTCCAGTGCCCTTCCTGCTTCAACTATATCGGGAAATTGAAATGGAGTTTTAGCAGCGTAGTCATATAAATTCGATATGATATCTTGAGCCACAGAAGCAGATCCGGAAAGGACCTGAAATGATATTGTGGCCTGCTCAATTTGCGAATTAAATTCAATGCCCGTTGATGCTACAGTGCCCATAGCTGACCCTATAAACTCAAATGTACTTGAAACTATTTTCCCTGCAGCCGCCAGCCCTGCAAATCCGACCGCTATCCCTGTAATACCGCTACCAAGATTGCCAAATCTTATATTTATATCGTTAAGTTGTCCGGTAAGTCTGCGTATATTTCTTTCCCAGTCAGATATATCGGCCGTAAATTTTGCAATCGTGCTTCTTATCACTCTACTCATCGTCTTGGCAACCCCACTTTCTCAAAAAATACATCTTTCATATGATCGGCTATTTCTCTTGCGTGTGTATCCACCGTAGGCCGAATAAACGGGCGCGCTGCACTGTCTTTATCGTGCCCGTGACCTGTTTCGAGATGAAAAGCGTAGTCTGATTTTTTCTTTCCGCCGACTTCCACAACAGCCGAAGATTTATTCTTGTTCTTGCTTCTATATTTTTTTACGCGTACGGTAGACGCAAGCGATGGGTCAATGCGACTAACAGCATTTTCTATCAGGGGGCGTGCAAAATCTGCTCCGGCTTTTGCTACGTCATTAAGTATGGACTTCCCGAGATCATCTAAGCTTCTCATGTAATCTCGTACTTCTCTCCAATTTTCAACTTTAAATTTTATTCTTGACATTTAATCAATCCCCCCTTTTTAGGTACAAATAAAAGTGAGGGCTGATCAACCCTCACTCGTAGTAAATAACGTTTCCTCCAAAAGCAGCGTTTATGCTACATAAAGCTGCTTCCATTTGCTCTGCTGTCTGAGGCTCTTTGTTTTTTAAAATGTCTTGTAGCTCTGGAAATTTTACGTCTTTACTAAAGACGCTAGCTATCGAACAGCGAATAAGCGATGCATTTTGCCATGCCTGTACTTTCATTTTTTCCATTTCTATTTCTTCTCGCCTATTACGTCCATCGAGCATTTCTAGGAATTCGGGTATTGTCATTTCCCAGAACTCGCTTGGCTTTAAGTTGAGCGGGCCAGTTGCAATTTTTAAGAAGTTATTCCAGTCCCATTCGTCTTCATTGCAGCCGTCCCCTGGGAGTTTTTTGATTTTGTTACCTCATACATATCTTTCGACATTCCACCTGCCATAGCAAGGGTCAAAGTATTTTCGATCGTTTCTTGATCCACTCCGTGCTCATCGAGTAATTCGATTAGTCTTTCGGTAGTAAAATCTTTAGTGCCCTCTTTGTCTCCGTTTTTCAATCCAATTAATAGTATTTTGCATATCTCTTCGGTTGATGCCGCTTCTAAAAATTCACCGATCGCTTTTAAACCTTTTATTTTGAAAGTTTTTTCGATCTCAATTATTGCCATACTGCCATATCTTAATTTTCGTGGCTTATCAATATCAAGCATTTCAAATGGTATACTCAAACTAATTACCTCCTTATGCCCTAGATACTTTTATTGTGTAGTTTCTAGCTGCTTTTCCAGTTTCTTTAATATTTACCGTTATAGTTGTAACACTGGCGGCTCCATTGAGTGTTATTGCGCTAGATGCAACGGTTGTTGCTACGGTCTGGACCTGTGTACCGCATGTGATCGTACATACCCCAGCCGCAAATGTAGGCGTAAGAGTTATACTCGCAACGCCTGTCAATACTGGATAAACATAATCATAAACAGCTGCTGCCCATACAGGATTGATAGTGCCTGATCCGCTCAACGTCATTGCTGTTATTGCATTGGATAATGTTATCCCAAGCGTCGGCTTTCCGGATATCTTCAAGCTTGCCGAAAATGGTATTATTCCATTTACGTCAGCTTTGCCAACACTAAACTCTTCGACGTAAGCTGTAAATATCAATGTAGTTCCTGTTGAGCCAGGAAGCGAGGTAACAAAAGATTGTAACGTACCAGCATCCAAATCGGATTGTAATCCAATTTGACCACTTGCATCTCCAGGATAAAAATTACCCTCAAGCGGTACATTTCCTGTCCTGATTATTCCTGGCAGCACTTCTTCGTATCCGCTCGGTGATTGGTGAGTTGTAACGTCAATCATATCTCTTTTTATGCTCACGCCGCCTATGCTTGTGAGTTCAGCAATTGTATTTCCATCTCTTGTAATGCTTGCGCCAAAGCCGTTTGTTGCATTACTCATAATCTATCACGCTCCTATTCTGTGTAAATAAATTTATAATCTATGTCGTAGCTATGCCGTCCGGTTATAGAATCAAAATATTTTGGCAATCTAGCTACAATCTGAATTGACTGAACGTAGTACGTTGACATTAAGCCCTGATAATTCTTAAATGCTGATCTCAGCTGTTTTAATACCGAATAAGATTCGGCTTGTGTATATCCGTAGCACCTAAACTGATAGGTTACTTCTTTAAGATTTTGTTCGCCATCTAAATTGTAATTCACTACTTCTGAAATAAATTGGTAAACAATCGCGGGTGCATCCTCGTCCTGCGATATGAAGTCTGGTGAAATTTTATCGCCCACTAAAGCTGTTAATCCGGCGTAAGTGTTGAGGTAAGTTGTAAAAGCCTCGTGAAACTCCATCAAACCACCTCTTTCGCGGAGATAAGATATTCTTCGTTGCGCTCACCGACGTTGTTGTGGAATAGAATATCGAATACCCTAGTCCTGTATAATATCCGGTGTTTTGTGGTAAGCCCCGGAAAATATCTTATCTGTATTACTGCCGTGACCTCGGCATTGAGTTTCTGGGCGGCGTAAAACTCCTTCCCGCCTTCGGTTATAAATCTAGACCAAACAGGTTTAAGATTTGTCCAGACCGGGAGTCTGCTTCCGTCGGCCTGCCTTACTGGTGTGTTTACTTGTATCACTATCCTTTTTGTCAAGTCTCCTGCTGATATCATAAACCTCAACTCCTTCCGGAGCATATTTGCATAAGCCCATTCGTACCCACTCTTTTACCGTAGATTCGGGCAAAATATTACCGGGATACTCTTTGTCTTTTTCGAGCACCTCGGTAGGTGTTTGCATTTCTTCAAGCATTATTATGTTTTTCAAGTCTCTTCCGCCTCCTAAAACGTATGTATTCGGTCGGGGTAATAAATACGGTTCAATGCATCCATATCCTCTTTTGGTATGCCAGCATCCCTGTATTTATTTAATAGCCCAACATGAAACAACATGGCGTCAATTAAACTTTTCGGAATAATGTTTGTCGTTCCGTCATATCCGCATACAAACCGAATTACCACTGCATTGACAACCTGTGGTGTAAAACTAGGCCATGTCTTGCTATACCCTAATACTATCTTCCCCGGTTCATTTCTGATATCAACAACATAGTCAGTGCTTAACATTGTTGCCTCTACGTTGTCGGAATTAGTGTACTTGATGCTTGTAATGCTTTGCAACGGAGCTTTTGGTAGTTCAATGTAAGATTCACACGGAAAATCATCTGAGGATAATTCCCATGCTTGCAGTCCAAATGCCCTTCGCGTGTACATCTCACCGTATTCTCTGGCCGTGGTTATCCATCGAGTAAACAAAGTGTCCTCTGCTGTCTCAAAACCCTTTTTAATGACCGATGCCGCAAATTCACAAGCCGCATTTGCGACGGTGGTCACAATTCTAATATAGCGTTTCGAACCTGTGTAGGCTTTTTCGTAGAGGGCGTTATCGTTCGCGGTCGTAACTTGTGTAAAGGCTCCTCCTGTCCAGTCTGTGAAAGTTAAATTGTCCTCTGACTCTTGTATTTTTGCGTCTACAGTACCTGTCGCCAGATTGGTACCGCAATCGAGATTAATAAGTGCCATATAACCAAGAATATCAACGCCCGAGCCGTTTATAGTGCCAGGGACTTTACTGCCTGGAACTATGCTTTGCTCAGTTGTTATGTCGGTTGCCAAATCAGTGGAGTCTAACTTAAGATGCAATTTTACATCAGCCAAAGTTATTGGTTCGGCTGCTAAAGCCGTTATTAATTTAGTTGCCATTAGTTTAATCACCTCAACAATCCATACCCCATCTACTCTTCTATTTTTATTTCTACATCAAACCCAAGTGACTTCAAAACAGAATTGATTTCTTCTGCATCATCAATTCTCACAGATTCATTTTCAACATAGTCGTTTGCGATATTTACAAGTCTCTTTATTACATATTTAATATTTTTATCCATTATAAGGTTCTCCTTTACGCTGGTAGAGTATTAACAATCCATACCCCATTTATCGAACACTATGTTATACAGCGGACTTCCGAATGTAGGGCTGCCAGTGTCGAATTTTTGAATAATTTGGGCTTCTACATTTTCACCTAATAAGCAATATTGTTTATAGGTCTTAATTGTTTCCCAAATTTCGTCCCTCTCAGATTGAGATACAACAGTTTCCCAAAATCCCATTTGTTTACCTATTGGTATATCACCTGACTGATAGTAGTCCCACATCCACAATGTACTTCTACCACTATTATCGATATTATCAGGAAATTTTGATGCAAGATAAGTATTTAACTCTTCTGCTTTTGCAGTATCCAAAATTATTAATTGACAATTCACTGTATAATTAATCACATTGCCCTACCTTTCCGCTGCCTATGCAGCTATACCATACCGTTCAAATAACTTTATTTTTTTTGCCCAATTAATTACATCTTGTGCAGGAGACTGGGTTATTAACTGTATTCCAAATAATCCTTTTGCATATGCAGTTGCAACACGCCTACCGATAGCAAAATTGGCAGCACTTGTTAATGTAGCAGAATAAGCAGAAGTTTTAACTACATTACCATTTACATATATCTTGATGGAACTTCCGTCCCAGTTGAAACCTACAAATTGATATTTACCCCTTGTAATAACCACTCCACTCGCTGACCTTTCACCGCCATTGAGCCAAACTTTTATAGTATTATCTATTGCATAAAAATAACCGTACTGCACGTCTGTTGCCAATGCTCCATTTTTACAAAGGATATATCCAGAACCAGTTATATTAGTATCGACATTAACAACGCCAAACACACTTAATGGCTTTTGAGGTGTAGCAGTTATTATATCAATATTACTATGATTACCACAGTACATATAATCACTTGAGCCATTAAGACTTCTTACAATAGTAGCATTTGGTCCCCATGCCTCTGCATCTATTATTGTTAAATCTTGATGTGGGTCTGATATTTGCTGGGCTGTTGAACCTTTAACTAACAGAGCTGTGTTAAACCATGCTGAGCCTTGAGCGCCAGCAGCATTGGTATAACACCTAAAGTATATTTTAGCACTCGTAGTTCCAGCAGGAGCAGTAGCAGTAACAGTAATGTGCGAAAATGCCGTGTTGCTATTTAACGAGGATTGGTTAGTTCCATTCGAAGTTGTACCATTCATCCATTCTATTAATATTAAAGACCTAATTACTCCATTAGTTATTTCAACTTTTGATTCTGCGCTCACGCTAATAACTTCTCCTGCCGATACACTCATGTATTGTTGTAGCGCCCACACACTACCGCCACCCGTAGATGATAATATGGATAGTTTTTGACTATTAATATCTAATGCCCATGCTCCTGTTACGCCCGCATCTTTGCCAGATATAAAATTGTCAACAACGCCATCAGAATTAGTGTCGGTATTCATAGCAGGACTTAGCAATAAATTATCTCGCGGCTTACTTATACCATATATACCAGCCAAATCTGTTAGTTTTGACCTACCTCTATCTAGGTTAGGGTCAACATAAAATAGGCAATTAGGGGGTAGTTCTATTCGCTTACTTAGCTGTAACAATTTACTTGTCGTAGGTGATGGCATAAGCTACACCCCCACATTGTGCATTGCTACAGTTTTTACAATTGATGCAGTTGGCGTGTATGCTCCAAGAGTTTGCAATATACCATACAGTGTTGTTGAGCCATCTGCAAGCTTGACTATCTTGCCCAAACCATTTGATTCACTCCACAAGGTATCTCCCATATCAGTTGGTGTTGGTATATCTACATATCCTAAATACTTAGCTCTGTCACCTTCTGGAAAGTTATAAGCAGTATTATCCGCTATTGCTGTAGGAGCCGCATTGTAAAGGTGTAGTCTATAGGTTGACATCCCGGAAGGGACAGCATTAACATCACACCTCATTGATATAGAGTTAATTATTACTT